ATACTATCCACTAGAATAGGCAGAAGAAACAACCAGAAGCATGGCATAACCCCTAAGATTTTGGAAACATTTAATCCCTCAAAGAATCATATATACTCCAGGTACTATAAACCATGGACAACAAACACCCTGACATCGGAATATAAATTCGTAAAGGCTTTACCATCGGATAATCCAAGTATTGAGGTCGGGCCATACGTTGAAAGGCTGCTAAAAACAGCGGATAAAATAACCGTTCAAAGATTAATCTATGGAAATTTTGAGTATGACGACTCTCCAAATGCATTAATAGATTATGACAGTATAACCAACCTATGGAAAAACGACTTTGTAGAGAAAGGTAAGGGATATATTACTGCAGATATTGCAAGGCTAGGAAGCGACAAAGCTGTAGTAATGGTTTGGAAGGGTTTAGTTGTGGTCGAGATTGTCTCAATAGCCAAATCAAAGCTCAACGAATTACAAGCGATTATTGAGGCTTTAAAATCTAAACACGAAATACCTCATTCAAATATAATTGCAGATGAAGATGGAGTTGGTGGTGGGGTCATTGATTTTATGCAGATAAAAGGATTCAAAAACGGAGGCAAGGTTCTGCGAAAAGAAAACTATTTGAACCTAAAGACTCAATGCTATTACTGGTTAGCTAAATATGTTAATTCAAATAAGATATACATCGAAGCGCAAGAAAACAAAGAGGAAATAATCCAGGAGCTTGAGTGGGTAAGAAGCTATAAAATTGATGCAGATACTAAACTGCGAATACTGCCAAAGAATTTAATAAAAGAAGGATTAGGTCGCTCTCCGGATTTTACAGATACAATGATGATGCGAATGTATTTTGAGGTTCAGCCTCAGGGGACTTATTATGTCAGTTAATTAAAGATTATGAAAGTAGAGAGAAATGTAAGTTTTCCAACTAAGATTGAAGAGGTTAAAATTAAACACCTAGTCGAATACATGAAATTGTCAGATGAACAAAAGAAAAGCGATTACAATATCCTTTTTATTTTTGCAGGTGAAATTTCAAAGTATATGAAATCTCATGAGGGAAAAGAAACCGCAGACGTTCTTAGAAAGTTATTTCACAACAATGTGGATTTTGTACAAACGTTTGAATGGGATGGGGTAAAATATGGTTTTAATCCAAACCTAGACGATAATTTAACATTAGCTGAATACTCGGATATAAACTCATTAAAGGAATCTGGATTCTGGGAAAACTGCCATAAGATTTCGACTATATTTTATAGACCAATAACAAAACAAATTGGCGACGATTATCAGATAGAACAATACAAAGGGATTAACGAGAAGTTAGCCGAAGAATGGCTAGAACTTTCTGCAAGGATTCCGATAGGAGCGCTAGGTTTTTTTTTGATTATTCAAATCGACTTAGAGACGACTTCCCGCCACTCTTTGAGGAAAGCACAGAAGAAGGAACTGGAACGGACTTACTTAGCCAGTACGGTCTTTATAATTCGATTATGGTACTCGCAGATAATAGCTACCTTAATATCGAAAAAGTAATAAATACACCACTTCGAGAATGCTTTTACTTTCTGTCTTACCAAAAAGATAAATCAACTCAGCAAAGGCTCGAAAGTTTAAGAAATAAAAAATCGTAAATTTGCCCTATGACAAGAAAAACATTACTCCAGTTGGTTACGGCTTTTGAAACTGCTTGTAATTCACATACTATGATACATACCTTCCTTTATGGGACGGAAGACATAGTTAATAAAGACATAGAAAACAAATCATATTTAATCCGTTTAGCTCCAGAAGCAGTTTCCTACTCTGGTAACGTCTCGACCTTTTCTCTAATCGTAGAGGTATGGGGTGAGGTCATGCAAGATGATTCAGATAGATTGGTTATTGAATCAGAAGGAGAAAGCATTGTTAATGACATAATCATAAGTGTTTTTAGAGGCTTAATTGCAGAAGGCGGTTGGGAAATATCAGTAGATACAAGCGGACAAATAGATGACACGATTACAGCGACCTCAGTAGTACACGAAAAAGAAGCAAGGCTCACAGGTTGGAGTGTGAATATAGACATAAAAGGATTTAATGATTTGAATCAATGTATTAATCCGATCCCAGAAACTTAAAATTAGTGGCTAATCTCGACTTAATAATAACAGCATGGGCTAAGGACATTACCAAGAAAGCTAAAAGGTATGCTAGAGGTACTGAAATGCAGAGGACTTTAAAATATAGAGTTAGAAAAGGTTTGGTAGTTTGGAGCCTTGATGCTTATGGTCTATTCCAAAACTCTGGAGTAAGGGGTTCTGTTCGTACAATTGCGAAAGTCGGCAAAGCACAAAAAGAAGCTATGGAATTAGGAATCTCAGATAGGAAATATAAGTACACAACAAAAAGACCGCCCACAAAAGGGACGAAATTATCATATCCTGCAGCGACTGAAATATTTATTACTGGGTTTCCTTCAAGAACACCATCGCATTTCAGGTGGTTAAATAAAGCATTTAAAAACTCAGACAAGGAACTTGAAAAAAGAATAGTTAATCACTTTGAAAATCTAATATAATGGCAATCACAGCAACAAATAAACCATCTCAAGATGTAATGAATAAGTCAACTCGTCCGCTTATCCTTACATTGACCTCAACACTATCAAATGAGGAATCTTTCAGATATACATTAGACCTCAAGGTAAACAATGTTGTGGTGACGAGTTTAGAGTCTGCAGGCAATCCAGTTGGGCGTGGTCATTTCGATTTGCATACAATGACACAAAGCTATTTAGCTGCACAAGTAAAAGAATCACAAACAGGCGGACCGCTTCATACTTTAGTTACTACCTACTCTTATGGTCCAGAGCAAATGAAGAAATTCTCAGTAGTTTGGGGTGAAAGATATATTAATGGTTCGGGTGTGACAATCACTAATACTTATCCATTAGACGAGTATTGGTGGTTTCAGCACAATGGAAACTTTAACATTCAAGAAGATTCGTACAACGATCCATTTTATCATTTTAGTTTAAGAGATGCAGGTACTCAAGGCAGGTTCTTGTGTACTCAAAGAGTTATAGAAACTTATGAAGGTCAATGGGGTGTTTTAGGTTGTTTGAATATACAGAACTCTACATGGACAAGCCCTGGTCCAAGAGGGACAATAGAAAAGTTTTTATATACATTCTATGATTCAAACAATGCACCACTAGGTACTGCAGATTTATATATCCCAATTTCATCACCTCCAGATATGCACTCAAGCGCTTTAATTAGCAACGGGGTTATTTACATACCAATCCACTATAAAAATGTGAGGAGCTTAAATTCTACAGCTTTTGATGCGGCTGCTTACTTTACAGTTTACGGCTACAATTCTTTGGCATTAGGTTTTAGGATTACAGAATTAATGCAGGTGAATATTAACCATCAATGTGACGATAGGAAGTATTTCAATGTTGGATTTATTAATCGTTTTGGAGCTTGGGAATACAAAATGTTTACAGGTAGAAACATGGTAGAAATAGACTTCAAGAAAAAGGACTTTAATAAGTTGTCATCTGACTGGAGTAATTCAATATTTGACACCTCAGCAATTGATTTTGGTTCGTCTGGAGGTACAAGGTCTTATTCAGTTGTAGAGAACTACAACATCGCTTTAAATAGTGAGTACATGACAGAAATAGAAGCCGAGGAAATGTACCACATGTTTCAAAGTGACTACATTGTTGTATTTACTAGAAAGACACAAGGCGGAGAAGACTCAGATTATATCTATAATGGCAAGATTACCAACAGAAAAAGCAAAATAAAAACCAATAGGTGGGATAGGCTCATTCAATTTACAATTAATGTAGAATTAATTTCAGCAGATTATAAATAACAACTATGAGTAACGTTATAATTCAGGCGCAAGAGCAGAAAGGGCTAAAAAACCAAGACTATCCAAACGGGTATTATCCTTTTTTCAATGGAAATAGTGGCATAACACCTGCCCCTACTTATTTTTCCTATGCGCTTTCTGGAACAAGTGTTTTAAAAACGGTTGTTGTAGACTTTGATTATCATACACCACCACAAATTGGTGTTGTTTATGAAACTATTTGGGCTGTTCGTGGAACAACTGAGGACATGGAACTACAGTTGTATGCAAATGGAGAGATTAAACTCACCATGGGGGCTCAAGGAGTTAGCATTACAATTCCAAACGGGACTTATAGGCAATGGGATTATGTTAAATTACGATTGGAATTATCACCATTAACATTAACTCTATACGATGATTCAGTAGAAGGTATTTCTACTTTAATGGGAACGACTACAGTTGCCTGGAATCCTACTTGGACTTATAACAAAGAATTTGTAGTCGGGGCTTTATACGATGGCACAAATTATCTTAAAGGTTTTAGGGGTTTTATTGGCGATATTACAACAACCTTTTTTGATGCATCAGTAATAACGAACAACACTTTAACAAGAAACAATACAGGGTTAGTTTTTAACTCAACTAGAACTTTCAATCCAAGGAATAACTACCCGCAAACTAGGATTGAATTATTCATTTTAGATACACTAAAAGACGAGACAATAACTAGCATAAGAAAAGCCGCATCAATTGAAAGTCCGGGAAAGATAAAGAGCAATTTTACTCAAGCGTTTTCTATTCCTTTCTCAGATGCAAACAATAAATTCTTTGCACATTGTTACGATATAAATGTGACTGCAGATTATTTTAACCAATACAAAAGGAGTTACGTTACAATCTCAAACACTACAGGAAATGTGATAGTATCTGGCTCAATGCTTCTTAATACCATAGACCAATTAAACTTGGTTTATAATGTAACCATATACGGAGAGGCGACAACCTTATGGGAGTCAATGCAGGATAAACTACTCTCGGATTTGTCTGCAGATTTTTGGGACACATACGACCATAAAAATACAGTTGCAAATATTGAAGCCTCTTGGACTGGTGGCTTAGTTAATATGGCAGGGAACACAATTCCAGATTTATACTATCCAGTAGAAACTTATGGAACGGAAACAATAGACCCAAATATTGCCCAATTTATTACCAACACGCTAAATTATCAAGCATTCAGACCAAGCATGAAGGTTAAGACTTTGTTTGACCAAATAATGAAAGAGGCGGGATATGAATACGAAAGCACTTTTTTAAGTACTACTGAGTTTACCGACTTGTATTTAGGTTTGGCACCAAACAAAGAACTCTCAATTGTGGCGGAGGCTTATTCTTATGTTTCTGCGGGAAACTTATTTGGGGGGGGGGTGACACTCCCAGATATACAATCAAATGTTTCTCCATACAATAGTCATAGCTTTACTTGGAAAAATATTCCAATGAATGTAGATGACCCTGACTCAGCTTTTGACCAAACTACAGGATTGTACACACCAATAGAAACTGGATTAATTACGTTTGATTTTAATTTTCTTATAAATACAAATGTAAGTCCTTGGGGTTCTCAGAATGCTAAGTTATCGGTAATACCAACGGACACAAATGGAGCAACTGCAAATATTAATATAGTAGGAGCGCCACAAACATCAGTAAGGTTTACGCAATCAGGAACAATTTATATAGCTCAAGAAACTTTTAAAATGACTGTGTATTGCATTAAAAATGTATCATTTGCTTTTACTATTAATTTAGGTAATTTTTCTAGTATCTCAACACTAGGTCAAATACTACTAGGTTTTAGTTTTAAGACTGTTAAAATAGCGAATGTGAGCATAGTAGACCAAGTGCGAAACGAGTCAATGTATGGCATTAAACTGAAACAACAGGAGCTACTTTCAGGACTGACTACAATGTTCAATCTAGTATGGGATAAAGTAGATAGTAATACTTTTAAGATTGAACCATTTAAGGAATGGTTGGCAGGGGGTGATGAAGTTGATTGGACTGAGAAGATTGACAAAGGGGGTTTGATAGGTAATAATATTAAATCAAGAAGTAAATCAATGGAATTTGAATACAAGAAAAGCCCTGATGCATTAATCGAAAGAACAATTAGCGAGAGAGAAGTACCTCCAAATAGTGGCTCATTCAATCCGAACAATACAGATTGGCTAGAAAAAGACAAGACATTAAAAGTCCCTTGGATAGCTCCAGTATTACAACAAGCAGGAAAGGGTGAGGTGTTTTATCCCCAAAGATATGAACTTGAGGACGGAATACCAAAGGCAATTGATGGGGCGCACATAATGGGGTACAAGGTAAGTTATGCTACATCTCCAGATGTGCAAATACTAGATGTTGGTTCTTCTACATTTAAGGCAAACAGCACAATGAACATTCTAAGCCCTTATAAAAACATCCCATTAACAAATAGTACAAAGACATTAGAGTTTAATTTATTCGGTAATGTGTTTAATCATATAGTAGGAAGAAGTCCAGTAAACCTATTTAAGAATATCGCATATAATAGTTTATTCAATGAGTATTGGTACCCATGGTTTAATGAAGTTTATTCGGACAATGCGAAAATGTTTACAGCTAAATTTAATTTGAACCCAGAGGATTCTGCAATTAAATTAAACACCAAGATATTTATAAAAAATGCTTGGTATAGAATAAACAAAATAAACACTCCACAAAACACGAACGGATTAAGTAAATTGGAGTTGATAAAGTTAGTTGATTTTGATGTAAATAACTTTGCAGCTTATAATTGTGACATGGCAAAAACAGGACTAACCGATGGTGTTTTTGAGTTTACTTTTTATGACCCATTACCAACATTATCATTTGGAACTAAAGATTGCTGCGATGCTGTAAATGGTCTTTGGTATGCTTCACCTATTGATGTTGATGGTCTTTATGCAGGGCAGTTTAGGTGTTACTCAGGTGAACAAATCGTAGGGGTTAAAGGACAACCTACTGGCTACACTTACGACTCAGCTACAAACTGGGTATGTATGGAAAAAGAAGGGGAGACTTCTGCGTATGTTAGCCCTTCAAATGTTGCAGCTAGATTAGCGGATGGGTGGTCTTATTGTTAACGAATTAATTTATTATTAAAATCGTAAATTTGAAGCATGATTATAGATGTGATTAATAATTTCAAAGCAGTTCCTAAAAAGGAAGCTAATACAGAAATGATGGCAATCGCTTTAGGCATGAATGAATTAGTTTTTTCCATACCTAAAATGTGGAAACAGGAAAACCTTAAAACAAAAGTAAAGAGATGGGCAAAACAATCAAAATAAAATACGATGTAGATACAGGTGAAGCTGTAACTGATACCGAAAAATTAACAGGAGCAACCGAAGATTTAGGAAAGACATCAAAGGATACCGCAAAGGATTTAGAGGGCATCGGAGGAAGCGCAAAGAAATCTGCAAAAGGAGTTAAGAAAATAGGGGTTTCGATTGGTGGTTTAGTTAAAGCTGCAGGAATAATTGGGTTAATATCAATAGCTTTTGATATTTTAAAAGAAGCATTCACAGGAAACCAAAAGGTGATGGATGCAATGAATACAGCAACGACTGCTTTAGGTATTGCATTCAATGACTTATTCGGTTTTATATCAGATAACATCGGACCAATTACAGGTTACTTTAAGAAGATATTTAATGACCCACAAAAAGCATTAAAGGATTTTGGAAAAGCCATAAAAGATAATATAATAGAGCGATTTAATAGTGCTTTAGACACCTTGGGGTTTCTTGCAACTGCGATTAAAAAAGTTTTCGAGGGTGATTTTGAAGGCGCCATGGAATCAGCTAAGGAGGCAGGTAAGGAGTTTACCGATGTAATGACAGGAGTTGATGGTAGTTTTGATAAAATAGTTGACGGAGCTAAGAACCTAGTTGAATCAGTAACCGAATACACTAAGTCAACTCTCGAAAACGCTGCGGCAATAGTTGAGCAAGAGAAAGCAATGGCATCGCTCGAAAACCAACAAACAAGGATTCGGGAAGCTGCAGATAGAGATGCAGAACTTCAAAGACAAATAAGGGACGATGTAACGAAAGGGATTGGTGATAGGATTAGAGCAAATGAGCAATTAGGAAGGGTATTAGAGAAACAACTAGCAGATGAACAGGAAAACATTAAGGGAAGAATAGCAGCTATAAGAGCTGAGAACGATGCTTTAAATATCACACAAGAAAGACTAGACGAAATTTATGTTTTAGAAACAGAACTATTTGCAGTTGAAGCAGCAAACGCAGGATTCTCATCTGAGCAGCAAACAAATAAAAATGCGCTATTAAAAGAACAGTCTGATGCTATGTTAGTACTGCAAGAAATAGGGCTTTCAGATATGGAACTGGAAATCCTAGCAGCTGAACAAGAAGCAGAACTAAGAAGGCAACAACTAGATTTATTCATTGAAAACGAAACGGAAAAGCTAGAATTTGAAAAGGCAATACTAGATGATTTAAATGCAAAGAAAGATGATATTGCTGCAGCGGAAGCACTAAGAATAAGTAATAAGGAACAATTAGACTTAGATTATTGGGCGGGGGAATCAGATAGGGCAAAGAAAGATACTAAAAGAAAAAAAGCTAAACATCAGCAAGATGTAAATGATTCATTTAATGCAGCAAGTGCTACGCTTGATATACTCACCCTATTTGCAGGAGAAAACACAAAACTACAGAAAGGAATAGCTATTGCACAGGTCACTATTGACACAGCTCAAGCAATTATGGGAACATGGTCTGGTTATGCATCTATGGGTATTCCTGGAGTTATATTAGCAGCCGTTCAAACTGCAGCAATTGTAGCAACTGGTATAGTTCAGATTAGTAAAATCAAGAGTGCAAGCAAAACAAGCTCGGTTACGAAACCGCAAATGCCAAGTTTACCTAGTTCTAGTTCTGCAACTGAACAAAGCGGAGGCGATGCAGCTCCAGTTCCTGCAGTAGATAATTTAGCAGGGTTTGGGATACTACAAGAAACACCTAGGGCGTGGGTTTTAGAAAGCGATGTATCAAGTAATGTTGAAGCTAATAGAAGATTGGAACGGAGAGCAATTTTAGGATAGTAAAACAGGCTTAAAATACCTTAATTATAAAATACCTACATTTGTCAAATGGAAATCATTGAGTTAATCATAAATGAAGAGAACGGAGATGGAGTGTTTGCTATTAGTTTAGTAGATAAACCTGCAATCGAGCAAGATTTTATGCACTTTAATAATCAAACACCTTTGAAATTTGCAGAGATAGATGAAGACCAGAGATTAATTGCGGGTCCTATTCTAGTTCCTAATAAATTAATCTATAGAGAAAAACAAAACGGTGAACCTTTCCATGTTTTCTTTAAGCCCTCAACAATCAAACAAGCATCAGAATTATACTTGCAAGAAGGCAGACAGTCATCTGCAACTGCACATCATTTAAGCCCAATAAAAGGAGTAACAATGGTTCAATCCTGGATAGTGAACGATTCAGAAGTAGACACATATAAATCTTACCAACCAGAAGTAGAATTACCAAAGGGTAGTTGGTACGGAGTTTTTAAGGTTCAAAATGATGAGGTTTGGGAGGCTGTAAAGTCAGGAGAGTTTAAAGGTTTTAGCATAGAAATATTAAGTACACAAATAAATTTAGAAAAAATGGGAGTTTTCACAGACTTATTAAAAAAATTCGAAGAAACGCCAGAGGGTGACAACTTCGCAGTAGCAATTACAACTGATGGCAAAACGTTATCTTCTGATGCAGAGGATTTCAATGTTGGCGAACCAATCTACATAGAAGTAGATGGAGAGAAAATGGCAGCACCAGTTGGAACATACGAAACAGAAGATGCTACAATTATTGTTGTAGAAGAAGAAGGTATTTTAGCTTCAATCACACCTGCAGAGGATGTAGATGAAAGCTTAATTACTGAAAAAGAATTTTCAGAGTATAAAAAATCTCAAGAGGTAATCTTGGAAGGTTTGAAAAAGATACTAGAAGGTATGAACTCGGAAACAGAAGATTTGAAAAGTCAAAATACTGAGCTGAAAAGTGTCAATGAATCATTAAGAACCGCAAATGAAAGCTATGAAGCTGAGTTGAGCGCTCATTCTAGTTCTATTGAGGCATTAAAGGCACCAGTAGTTGAGGAAATCAAACCAAGTGCAGACGGACAAAGTAATAAAGAAAAAATAGTATTCGATATGGGTACGGCAAAAGGTCGCTCGGAAGCGGTTTTGGCTCGATATTCTAAATAATAAATAAAAACATTTAAAAAATGGCAACAAACATCACGACCTCTTATGTAGGTCAAACAGCAGAAGGTTATGTAGCAGCGGCAACGTTAGCAGGACCAACTCTAGCAAACCCAAACATTACCGTACATGAATATGTAGAAGGTAAATTGGTAGTAAGGAACCTCGATGCAGGTGGAACATTAATAGCTGACGCAACTTGTGACTTCACATCATCAGGAGACGTTAATTATTCAGAAGGTGTTTTGGATTTGAAAGCGTTACAAATTAATCTACAAGATTGTAAGGAAAATTGGACTAAAACTTGGGAACAAGCAAACAGAAGAGCTTTAATTCTTGACCAAGCCCCTCCGGCAGAAATGGCTGATTGGATGCTTGAGAAATTAGGTAAAAAAACTAGCGGCTCAATTGAAAATCTAGTATGGAATGGTGACTCCGTTACTGCAGGTGAATTTGATGGACTTATCAAAGCAATCTCAGCAGCTAAAACTGCAACTCCAGATGTAGTATTCGGAGCAGTTATAACTAAGGACAATGTTATTGATGCACTTCAAGCAATGATGACAGCAGTTGACCCTGCAGTTTATTCAACTTTGGGTGAAGAAGATGGCTTTGCTATCTATGTGCCAATGCTAGTAGACCAAATGTATCAATTAGCTTTAGGTGTTAATGCTGGTGGTTCTTATGGTGGAACAGTTACAGTTGATAGAAAGCCTATGAACTTTAATGGTATTCCTTTGATTCCTACTCCAGGACTTACTTCTACTACTATGGTTGGAGCTAAAAAAGGTGATCTTCATTTCGGTTGTAATCTTTTAGCAGACAATAACGAAGCTAGAATTATTGATATGACTCCTACAGATGGAAGTCAAAACTTTAGATATGTTTTAAGATTCCAAGCCGATACAATCGTGACGAATCCTACAAACATAACTTGGGGAACATTTACAGTTTAACTTTAAAATTCAAAGAAAATGCCTTGTAACTTAACGAAAGGAAAAGACCTCACTTGTAGAGATACGACTGGAGGAGTGAAAAATATGTATTTCACTAATTACGATGCTACTTTGAACTCAACAGTAACTAGAAGTGCAACTGGTGCGATTACAGATTATGCAGCCATCACATTTTACAAATATGTGATGCCTCGTGGAACTTCTGGATTTGACCAAACCATTAATACTTCTCTTGAAAACGGTACTACTTTTTATGAGGGTACCGTAACTTCCATTTTGAATGGGTTAACTCAAGAGGACTTAAATGAGCTACACTTATTAGTTGTTGGAACTCCTCATGTAGTAATCGAAACACAAAGCGGTACATTTTACCAAGTGGCTATCCAGAATGGATTGGTTGCAGGTGGAACTGCAGGAACAGGAATCGCCCTTGGTGATAGAGTAGGGGCTGCCCTTGCTTTTATCTCACAAGAGCCAGCACTTGCTCCAACCGTTACTGACTTTTTATCTATATCAAACGTGACAATAGTGTCAGCGGTTTAAAGTCTTTTACCTCATAAATAATGAAAGCCCTTGCATATTGTAGGGGCTTTTTTTTTATGCGTATATTTGGAGAATGTTTTTATCTAATAATGTGTTAGCGATAAACCTTTTCCAATATGGAGAAACTGCAGATTTGCTTAGTCAATATAGTATTGAATTTAAACCGAGAGAGAATGACCAAACTTATACACTCTTATCTTATCCTGCAACAGCTACAGAAAGGCTTTTTAGCTTTAATGTAAGCAGCTTACTGTTACCGTCTTCTCAATATACTTGTGTCATATCACGAAGTGCTGTAATTGTAACTACATTTAATATTCGTTCTAGTGAGTCAGTTGCAAAAACTTACTATGAATCATCAATTATAGACAAGACCTATGAAGAGTAAAGAAATAACAAATAGTATGATGTTTTTGGGCGAAACATACAAGAAGGCAGAAGCTGTTGAGAACTCAAAAGGCAAGTACATTGAACTTAAAACTGATGAAGGCTTTGATTACAACGATTATTTAATTGCATTATTCAAAGGATCAACTACACATCATGCCGTCATTCGTGGAATGAGTGATTATATCTTTGGAAATGGTTTGGCAGGGGTAGGTTCGGAGTTGTTTTCTGATGAAGATTTAAGAAGGACAGCTTTAGATTTAAAACTATTTAACAGATATTCATTTCAATGTATTTGGAATAGGGCAGGAACTCAAATTGTAAAGGTTAAGCATTTGCCAGTTTCAAATATTCGACTAGACTCAGAAATGAATGGATACTGGTATTCTGACAATTGGTCTAGTTTCAGGAAGAAACAATTTATGCCAAAGCATTTCCCTAAAATGGGATTAAGTGAAAGGGACCAACCACAAATATTTTTGTACCAACCTTATGTATTAGGCGCTTTACATTATAGCCTACCAGATTACATGGGCTGCATTCAGTATGTAGATTTGGAAATTGAAATCGCTAATTTTCACAATTCAAATATTAAAAATGGTTTTGCAGCAAGTTCAATCATAAATTTTAACAATGGTATTCCAGACGAGCCTACACGAAAAAAGATAGAACAAAGTGCCAATGATAAATGGAGCGGTTCAAGCAACGCAGGACGTTTAATAGTTACGTTTAACCAAGATAAGGAACACGCAGCCGAGTTATTATCTGCGCCAATTTCAGACCTAGATAAACAGTATGAGTTTTTAACGTCTGAAAGTGCGCTTAAAATAATGACAGGACACAGGGTAACTTCGCCAATGTTGTTTGGAATAAAAAGCGATACTGGATTGGGTAATAATGCAGACGAGTTGAAAAATGCTTTTAACCTTTTAAACGAAACGGTAATCGAAGGATATAGAAGACAGATTGAATTTGGAATTAATGATATATTAGAGATTGGAAATGTGCCACATGAGTATGTTACTTTCGTGCCTTACTCTCCAGATTTCGAAGGATTGTCTCAGGTTGTCAATGAAGAAGGCGAAGAGGTTACAAATGACGTTGCTTCTACACTAGGAACGTTATCTCCTCTAGTAGCTACAAAAGTACTTGATGCAATGACTCCAGACGAGGTTAGAGATATAGTAAAATTAAAGCCAAGCGATGAAACTGTAATCATTGAAGAGAACACAGGCGGAAAAGAAAGCTTTAAAGACGAGCAACTTTCTACAGATTTGGAAGTATTAGACCTTTTCGAGATGGTCGACTTTGATTTAATTGAAGATTTGAACGAATGGGAGCTTGTGGAATCCGTAAATATGGAGACAGGTGAAAGTGTTTTACACGAATTAGCTACTCCTACAGAAAAAAAGATACTAAACAAAGACTTAAAGGGTACTGATGCAAGGCGAAAATCAAGGTTAGATACAGATGACTACATTATAAGGTTCTCTTATGGTGGTCCACCTCCGATTGCAACCTCAAGGACCTTCTGCACTCTGATGAAAACAACCCACAAA